ATAGAGGCGGGCCAAGATAATGGCCCGTAGATTTGCGCGAGTGCCTAAAAACGATAGTGGTACTCCGCTTAAATATCTTTCAGGTCTAAGCCCTGCGCAAGCAAAAGCTAAAGAGGCTGAGATGAAGCGCACGGCTAAAAAAGCCAAAGAGGGTACTTTAACCAAAGCAGAAATGGACCGCATTTCAAAAGAGCGAGCGGCTCGTGGCATGAAGAAAGGCGGCTCAGCTACAAAAAGTTCGGGAACTCCGGCTTGCGTTAAAAAACACGCTAAGTCATCGGGAATGTCGACAAGCAAGCTTAACAAAGTATACAAGCGTGGATTGGGTGCTTATTATTCTTCTGGTAGCCGTAATGTCCCTGCTGGAGCGTGGGCTTGTGGACGGGTTAAGTCCTTTGCTACAGGAAAAGGGGGCGCTCGAAAAGCGGATGCAGATCTTATGAAAAAGCGCGATGGCGGTGACGTAAAGTTCGATGCTAAAAAGTCTGATTTAAACAATGATGGACAAATTTCTAAGTATGAGCGTAAGCGCGGCGAAGCAATTGCGCGTAACTTGAATGGTGGCGGATTGGTAGAAATGCAACCTCGTGGTTGCGGAGCTATGATGCAAAGTAAACGTAAGACAGTAAAAGTGCCACGCACTTAGGAGAAATTTATGGCAAGCGAAAAGAAAATTCCAAAGTTAAAAATTCTTATGGGAGAGATGGACGTTACCGGATCTGTTTCTGATAAAGAATTGAAGGCTATGAAAGAGGCGCTTACTGGAGCTGGAGTTTCTGGTGGAGGCATGAAGAAAGCCATGGAAGCTATGAGAAAAACAGTAAAGGGCGCGATTTCAGACAAAGAAATGAGTGCCATGAAGCAAACAGCTAAGCCGCAGAAAAAAAGATACGGTGGCGATATGATGATGCGCGCTAAAGGCAAAGCTAATGGTGGCGCTATGATGATGAAAGCCAAGGGCAAAGCCGCTGGTGGCGCTATGAAAAGCAAAGCAACGTCTAGCCCTGTGCGCGCTCCTTCAAGCAAGAACAGCGGATTGTATGGCCGATAATGGCGTTTCTTCAGTCGAGCATTCCCTACTTTAAGTGTTGGGTCCGGCGAGAGTACACGCATAATCACGAGAAATACCATGGCGAGTTTTTACACGCCATGGTTATCGGCGTTACTACGATCCAGAAAAGGTGCCTATCTTTTCAAGTCATCTTCACCGGCGCGGAGACATACGACACAGATGAGCCTAATGTTCATGGCGGTGCCATGTGGGCTCGTATGCCTATCACTGCCTTGGTGGGCGATACGCCTTTTGAGAAGTGGCCTGAGCCGATGCCTGTATGGGCGGCTCAGCCTTGGGACTGCGCATCTCGAACCCATAGCATATACAAGCTAGAAAACTGTGATCCATGCCCTTGGATTGCCAAGATAGACGGCAATTTCTACCCGGCAAAATACTATTTTACTGTGGATTACACTGAGTCGGATACCGCAGACGACCCTGCGCAACATAAGCAAAACCACGTCTTAGAGTTGCTTGATGCCGGTGAGTGGACGGGCAATATTGTTGCTCTGCCTAACAATCGGGTAAGAGTAACGCGGCCAGCGCAGTTTGAGCTAGGCGAAGGCGCGCCAGACTTTAGGCCGTCACAGCATATCCATTACAGCAAATCTGACTTAGACTACACGCTGGACGTGAACCAAGTGTTCGATAACCTATACGCGGGTACAGAAGATGGCGACGAGCGGGAGTAAAGATTTTGAGCTAGACGTAGCTGACTACGTCGAAGAGGCGTTCGAGCGTTGCGGCTTAGAGCTACGCACTGGCTACGACCTTAAAACAGCTCAGCGCTCCCTTAATCTCATGCTGGCCGAGTGGGCGAACCGTGGATTGAACCAATGGACGGTCAAAGAGAAGACCGTTGCTATGGTCGCTGGCACGTCAAACTATACAATTGACTCAGCCAACCCAACTGCGACGATAGATGTCCTTGATGTATATATTAGACAGACATCGCAAGGCACAACAACCGACATCCCGCTAAGCCGTATGTCGCGCGCTGAGTATGCGCACCTTGCAACCAAGTCGACGACGGGTAAGCCAAATCAATATTTTATTAACAAGCAATTATCGCCCACGATTACGGTTTGGCCGGTGCCTGACAAGGACTCTACTTACACGGTGTATCTGAACGTGCTGAGCCGTATGGATGACGCCGATGTGGGTGCCAACACAATGGAAGTACCCTTTCGCTTTTATCCTTGCCTAGCGGCTGGCTTGGCGTACTACATCGCCTTAAAACGCGCGCCTGAAAAGGTACAGCTCTTAAAGGGCTTGTACGAAGAAGAGTTTTTGAGGGCGCTATCACAAGACGAGCCACGATCCAGCTTCCGTATCGCACCTGATATTAGAAGCTATGAGATTGCGTAATGGCGTTTGCATCGAACAGGCGAGCCTACGGAATTTGTGACATTACCGGATTCCGTTACCGGCTAAAGGACATGAAAAAGACATGGGATGGCTTGCTTGTTGGGCCAGACCAGTGGTCGCCAAAGCACCCTCAGTTGATGCGTAAACCTACGCCAGTTGACCCAGAGGCCTTGAGAGATCCTCGGATTGATCAGGCCGCAGATGGTAATGATGGAAACTTTTTTACTGTCTACACCAATGTGGGCGAGGGTATACTGGGCACAGAGCTAACGACTTATCAAATTAACAGCGGGTTAGGCACGGTTGAGGTAACCACGTCATGAGTTTTACATTAGCGACTCTAAAATCGACGGTACAGGATTACTTGCAGGTTGATGAGACAACCTTCAACAACAACCTCAACACGTTTATTGAGGAGGCGGAAAGCCGCATCTTCAAGCTGGTTCAGTTACCTGAACAGCGCAAAAACGTCACAGGCACATTGACCACGGGCAACAGGTTTCTTGCCACCCCGTCAGATTTTTTTGCACCATTTTCATTGGCTGTTATTAGCAACAATCGATACTACTACTTGGATTACAAGCATCCGTCGTTCGTGAAAGAGTACAGCCCAGTGACTACAACCACAGCACAACCTAAGTATTACTCGCTATTCGATGAAACGGCTTTTGAATTGTCGCCTGTACCGGATTCTGGTTATTCGGTAGAGCTACATTACTTATATAAGCCAGCCTCATTGACGGCGGGTGCAGATTCAGGAACCACTGTCTTATCTACGGACCATCCAGATCCTTTGCTGTATGGCACGTTGGTTGAGGCGGCGATTTTCCTGAAAGAGGCTCCAGACGTTATTCAGACGTTTGAGACTCGATTCAAGGAGGGGATCGCGAGAATGAAGAACGTGAGCGAAGGCCGCGCTACTCGTGATGAATATCGATACGACTTGTTGAGAACAGGTGTTAGTTAATGTCACGCATACCGGAGTTGGAGGGGGCCAGAGTCGCCCTGATAGGCCTTGGCGCCTCTCAAATTGACTACGTAATTGGAGTAGAAAACAGTCAGCAGTGGGATGAGGTATGGTGTATCAACGCCGCCTTATCTGTTTTTGATTGTGACCGTGTGTTTATGCTGGACCCTGCGTCCCGGTACTTGGACACGGAAGATGCGGGTGGCCAGACTGACGTCATGCGTCGTTTACTGCCTACGTTTGATAAACCTATTTATTCGTGCGAGCTTGATGAGCGGATACCGGCAATCGTTGAGTACCCCATTAAGGATGTGATTGATGATCAGCGGTGCGCTTATCTCAACAACACTGTGGCGTACGCAATGGCGTACGCGCTCTACAATAAAGTGGCTCATATCGATCTGTTTGGCATGGATTTTAGTTACAAACACAACCTGCATTTTGCAGAAGCAGGACGAGGATGCGTCGAGTTCTGGGTCTCTCGATGTATCTCGCAGGGAGTGGGTGTGGGTGTAAGCCAGAAGTCAGCTCTACTGGATAGCAACGTCGTACCAGCAGAACGCCTCTATGGCTACCATCGACTAGATGATCCAATGCTTGTCATGACAGATCAAGAAGGTCAGTTTATGGTTTGCCCTCAGTCAGAATTTGACGAGGCTCGCAGGCAGTTTAACTTTAAGCAGATAGAAATGCCTTCAGCGCCGGAGCCGTACAAAGGATGATTTCTCAAAGTGCGGACTCTGGGCTGGGAAGCGTTATGGTGGCGACATCCAACGATGGCGGCCACGATCCTGATTTTTGGGCAAAAATTGTCACAGATAGGCTTGTTAGCATTTCAGAAAACGCCGATCCTCACGTTAGGCAACAAGCCGAGGCTTTCCGACAGCAAGTTTATGAAGTAGTATTGAGGGGGATTAACAGCGCCATTGCTAGTGACCGTACTACTTTATCGGTTATTCTAAGGCGTCAAGGTCATAACCAAATGGCTGACTTACTGAAGGAGCTATAAAATGGCTATCACATCGGCGATCTGTACATCGTTTAAGCAGGAATTGTTAGTAGGCACTCACAACTTCACTAACAGCTCAGGCAACACATTTAAGCTGGCTTTGTATACCAGCTCTGCGACTCTCGGCGCCTCCACAACCGCGTACACAACCACAAACGAGGTTTCTGGCACAAACTACACGGCTGGCGGTAATGCGCTTACCAATGTCACCCCCACTACGTCTGGAACGACTGCGATAGTTGATTTTGCAGACCTGACGTTTGGAACCGCTACGGTTACGGCTCGCGGTTGTTTAATATACAACGACACGCAATCAGATAAATCAGTAGCCGCGATTGATTTTGGAGGGGATAAAACCAGCACGGCAGGCAATTTCACAATTGTATTTCCGTCGCCTACGGCAACGGGTGCAATTATCCGGCTTGCGTGATGCCTTGGTATGCCGTTACAGACGATAGAATTTCAGCCGGGGATTGACAAGGAGTCGACTGACTATGCGGCCAAAGGTGGCTGGGTGGACGGAAACCTCATTAGATTTCGCAAAGGCCGCGTGGAAAAGGTTGGCGGCTGGAATAAGCTTGGTAGCAGTTATTACCTTGGGCTTGCTCGCGCTCTTCATAGTTGGATTTCTCTCGGCGGCACTCGTTTTCTGGGACTGGGCACGACCTTCAAGTATTACATCGAGGAGGGTGAGTCGTTCAACGACATCACCCCGATAAGACTTACCACCTCTGCTGGCGACGTTACTTTCAGCGCCACAGACGGATCTTCTACGATCACAGTGACTGACACGGCACACGGAGCCGTAAGTAATGATTTTGTTACTTTTAGTGGCGCCTCTACCCTTGGAGGTAACATTACGGCAGAAGTGCTTAACCAAGAGTATCAAATCAGCCTCGTAACGAGCTTAAACACCTATGAGATGGTCGCTAAAGACACAAGCGGCGTCACCGTCACAGCAAATAGTAGTGAT